ACCTTCTGTGCCTGCGCCGCATCCGTGCGAGCCTTTGCGTCCAGCTTGGTGACACCTGCGGACGGAACTAGAGGGACGTTATCCCTCGGTTGAGCGTAGATGCTCGGTAGCTGATCCACAGGTGGTCCTCGTTAGTGATTGCTGGTGATGAAGTCCGCGAAGGACTGCAGGTGATTGGCCGGGTCGTTGGCGTAGTCGGTGACCTTGTGGGCGGTAGCCACGGAGGCGTCCCACTGGCGCTGCTGGAACTCGGCGGTTGTCGGATCGGTTCCTGCGGGGAGCTGCAGCTTGCCCTTGAGGAGCGGGGCGTATTGGTCGTTCAGTCGCTTGACGTTCTCGGGAGTGAGGTCAGTCGGATTGCGCTGGAGCTGCCTGAATGTCTGCTCATTGCGAACCTTCTTGTCCTGCTCCTGCTTGCTCCATGCCGAGTAGTTGGCGCGGGTGGCAGACGGGATCACATCGACGAACTCGGTGGTCTTGCGCTCGACGCCATCGGTGCCCTTATGGGTCACCTCATGAGTCACGGGGAGCGGCGTACCGCCAGCAGCGATGTAGCTCAGCCGCCACTTGTTCGCATCGCCAGGGACAGGCGCGAATAGCACCTCGTCATCCTTGCCGACCACGTTCTTGTCGATGAGCTTCTGCTTCCACATATTGCTTGCTTCAGTCATCGCGCTGCTGGTCACGTCGTCCATGCCGTCGCCGGTTCCGTAGTTGCGAACCATACGGTCGCCCACGCGGATGAAAGAGGACTTCACTCGGGTCAGCGCGGCCTTCGCGGCCACCTCGGGAGAGGCGCCGGCCTGCACCATGTCTCGGACGGACAGGCGATAAGCGGACTCCATCTCGGACGTGTTGCTGATCGGCGTGTTCGAGCTGAACCAGCCACCGTCCCCGAAGTTCTTGGGGGCATCCTTGGCGACCAGCTTCATCGCTTCAGTGGTGTTGTGGTTGATCGTGTCGGTGTCGAGCGCGCTGCCCATCTTCACCTTCGACCACGCCTGGGTGTCATCGGCTCCCAGCACCTTCGCGGTCTGGTACTGCGTGATCCGTGCAAGTGTCTTGTCGTCCACCTGGCGGGCGGCCCACTCGGGGGAGATGCGCTGCATCTGCTCGAAGATTTTGACGTAGCGCGTGGCCCGCGTGGGGTCGCTCTCGTCGATGCTGCCCGACAGGATTCCCTTGAGAGCCGGGATGGGTGCGCCGGACAGTGCCGACTTGTTGAGGATGGCCTGCACTTGCTTGTCATCGCCGGATTGGAGAGCTGCTGTGAACGCGCGGTCGCCGGCCTTGCCCACGTCATCCGGCTTGATGCCGGCAGCGTTCGCCGCGAGGGCGTCGTAGCTACTCCAGGCGCGATCCGCGTTGCGCTCAACCTGTGCCTTCGCAGCTTCCTTCGCGAGTCGTTCGCCGGCCTCGCGGGACGCGTTGATCTTCGCAGCGACCTCAGCGGCGGACTTGTCGTTCGCCTTGCCCCATGCGAGCGCGCGCGACTTGCCCAGGATTCCCTTGTCAGCCAGTGCGTCGATCTGCACCGTCTCGGCAACCTCCTGCTCGTAGCGGGCCTTCTCGGCACGATCCTTCTGAATCGTCTCTCCTCGCTTGGCAGCGAGCTGCAGTTCTTCTTTGTGCTCAGGGATGTCGGCCAGTACCGGGCGGCCGTTGCCGGTCGAGGTCTGGAGGATCGACATGCCCTTGGCGATGTCCATGTCGCCGGAAGCGATGGACGCCTTCACGGCGTCCACAGCGATGTGATCCAGCTCGTCATCGGTCATGCCCTTGTCGGCATTGATCGCGCGCCAGTTCGTGTAGTTCGTGGCGACGTCCGGGCCACCCTTCGTGATCGCGTTGACCAGGAGGGCAGATGCACCTTCCTCCTCGCGCTTCATCGATTCTTTGATGGACTGCTTCAGGTAGCTCTGCTTGATCCCATCCTGGGTCTTGGCGAGACCCATGAGGAACGCGTCACGCGCGCGACCTTCGAGCTTGTTCTCCTCAATAAACTTCTCGGCGCTGTCCTTGATAAACCCGTCAATGTCGGAACCGGGTTCCATCTTTGCCAGATCGGCCTGAATGGAAGACTGGTACTTGTCCACGGCATTGATGCCGTCCGTCTCCATGTAGCTGTCGCGAGCCATCTGGCTGGCTTGATCGAGCCACGCCGTTTGATCGGCGCCAGTGACATCGTGTTCGGCGGCTTTCGCTTCGCCTGTGCGCTTGTCGTCGGCTTCCTTCTTGGCTTGCGCTTTCGCAAGCTTCTGGCGGCCTTCCTGCACGCCGGACTCGCCGACAGCGTTGGAGATGCCATTGAGGGCGCGACCCATAACGAACATGGCACTGCCGGCACCGCTGGCGGCTTCGAGGTTTGCCTGGACAGGTAGATTGATGTTCGCCGATTGCGAGGAATCGACAGCCTGCTTGGGCGTGATGCGTTGTGCTTCAAAGCGGGGCATGTTGATCCCTTGGTTTGGTTAGTGGCCGGTTTTGATCTTGTAATTGCTGTAGGCATTCGCTCCAGAGTTCGCGGAGCCTGCGAGGCCCGCCGCGAGCTGACCGTTGATCTCGCCTGTCTTGCTACGGACTTCCTGCTGGCTTTCGAGCTGACCGTTCTCACGGTTCTTCTCGATGCGAGACACGTCGCGTCCTGACTGCATCATCAGGTCGTTGAGGATCGCGTCGGTGGAGTTGCCGGATGCGCCGGACTCGGCGGAAGCTGCACGGGCAGAGGCACGCTGTTCGCGCGCTTGCTTCAAGCGGTCGTCGGTCTGGACGGATGCCTGCTGATCGATCTGAGTTTGCTGGAGCTGTGCTTGCTGATTGAGCGCCTTCTGCTGCTGGTTGGCGCTGTAGACGGCGGATGCTGCGCCGACGACGGCGAGCACACCCGCCGTGATGCTCACGGGTTCACACACTAGGGAATAATCCGAACTCGATAAAAGGGAAGCCGTTGCAGTCGTGGACTTTGTACGGCTTGAAGCCGAGCGCGATCATCCATCGCTGCGCGCGAACGTGACGGGCATCGACGAGGTTGAATAGGGCGGAGTACATCGGGGTGATGTCCGCGATGAACTTCTCGGAGACTTTGACGAACGCACGCGCAATGTGTCCGCGCGGGCCGGTGCTGAGCATCCAGGGGACGCCGATGGTTGGATCAAGGGTGAAGTCGGCAACGCCGTGCGCAGCCTGGGGGAATCCATCCCACCAGGCCACGGAGGCTTCTCTGCTGCTCTCTACGGATTCGATGAGAGCCTGCAGCGGTGATGCCCAGCCACAGGCAGTTAGCTCGTCCAAGTCTTCCGCGCACATGTGAGCCGCGATGTACTCAAGCGATTCCCGTGTGGGTTCGCGGAAGGTGATTGTCATTGCTGGACCTTGGCTGTGTAGAGACCTTCCCATTGCACCGACTGGAACCAGGCGGGGAACGGTGAGTCATTGGTGAAGGACACATCGACGGCATCGGAGCGCGAGGCCACGAGGAACGTGTAGGTGCCCGATTGAGTCGTAGGGGTGCTCAGGAGGAACGCTGCGTCCCCGGTCGTCCTGTTGGTGAACGTGCTCTCCAGCTGCGGCACGATGGTGTCGATCGCTTGCGGGCGACCCTTCGGTGTCACGAGACACTTGAAGTACGTCGCATCGTTGTAGCGGACAGTCATGCGCTTGATCTGCAGACGGCCGATCAGCTTGCTCACGTTGTTCTGATCGCGGATGAACTGCTGACTCAGCGTGATGCGTCGGTTGTATCGGTAGCCCACCACGACGCGGCCGGTGTCCACGCGACCCGGCAAGCGGATCGTCTGACCGCCATTGACCAGCGTTGCCAAGCGCAGATCGACAGTGGTTCCCGGTGAGGGCCAATCGGTCGTCTTGAGCACAGCAAGGCCCGTGAGGGTCGGTAACGTGAGCGGCACAGTGATGTCGGTGTAGTTACCGAACTGCTGCCATACCGGAGTCACCGCCTCACGGCGGTCAAGGTAGATGTCGTGCTCGGCAGAGATCAGCGGGTACGTCGGGGACGAACTCAGGTCAAGGCGCAGTAACTCCACGCCTCCCGAGGGAGCCTTCGTCATCACATAGAGCATCGTGCCGATAGCGTGGACATGCAGGACTGAGCCGGTGCCCTGAATGAGCCAGCGGTTCCATGCGGACTGCTGCTTGGTATCGCCGGACCACTTGTATTGATGGACGAACAGCTCGCCGCCTGCAGCGTTGCGCTGAGCGATGAACAGCATGTCCGCGTCCCCGGCCTCCGCCATGCAGCGGGTGTTGCCCGTTACATACGAGGGAACGTGCGCGGTCACATCGGCCGCCTCGGGCGTCACCGTGTCATCGGACACGAAGTATTCCCGCACGGTGCTCCATGCCTTCGCCTGGTTGTCGTCGAGGAAGAACAGGCTACTGCCGGCCAGCACAGGCTTGATCGTGGGCGATACGCCGTAGGTCGTCACCGGGTCGATCTTGACCGTCTTGGGTGTCAACGTCGGCGTGCCGGTGAGCTGGAACAACGAGGTCTTGCCAGAGGCGAAGATCATCAGTGCCTTCTGGTAGGAGATGCAGTGAAGCATCTCCGCGACACCTTCAGTCGGAGCGTTCACGTCGATCACATCACTGTCCAGCAGCGAGGTCACCGTCGTGCGCCAGAAGTTGAAGTAGTGGCCGATCTCCGACATGACGATGTTTCCGGCGCTCGCAATGAGACCCAGGCGATCTCGGTGGAAGAACACATCACCGATGCGCTGCCCCACGATGGACGGGGGCGGACTCGATGCGGTGTCGCCCGCGTAACGTGTGTCGTACACCAGGGGGCCGTAGGAGAAGTAGAAGCCGTCCGGGTTGGTGCCATCAGGGACACGCTTGAGACCATGAGGCATCGTGGCGGCGTCGAAGTAACCGAACTCACCGGGCTTGCTCACTTCCTTCCACACCAGTGAGGACTGGTACTGCACGAAGTAGTTATCGAAGGCGTTGGAGCCGTCGCCGCGAATCTCGTAGATCGCGTTGGACGCGGCAGTCTTCGGAAGATCTTGGAAGGTCTGTACGGAACCCGACAGGACGCCAGCGGTCTTCTGCGTGGACAACGCCACGGTCTTATCGCGGTTCACGATGAAGGTGTAATCGTCCACCGTGACGGCCCTGAAGGACTGCCAGGGTTCCGAGAGGGTCGTAAGATACGCCAGCGAGGCAGCGTCCTTGATGACCACGTACTCCTTGCCGGTCTCGTGGTTGAACACGCGGACGTTGTCAGGATAGATCGCGACGATGTAGCGCTCGCGACTGTCACGCACGATGCTGTGGAAGAACGCATTGTCCGGGATGTCGGACCGCAGGACGTTGATGAACTCCGCAGGTGGCCGGGGGCCAGCACCGCGCGCCGGACTCAGATCGCAATTAACCGCATCGGCGATCTGCGTGGGCAGGCGCACCGAAGCGTCCTGCTGAGAGATCCCGCCAATCATCGACGGGATGGTTCCAGAGGTCAGCGGCATCAGCGAGTGAAAATCTCGGAGACATCGGTGCCATCGTTGAACATGTTGCCGCGCGGCTCGTAGCTGCGCTCCTCGTCCAGCAATGCCATCAGCGCGAACTTCTCATCGTCCTTGGTGAACCCATAGGACTGTTCGCTACCCTGAAATTGCGCCTGATACTGCGTGGCTGCAGTGACGGTGATGTAGCGACGTGCTGCTTCAGGCAGCGTCTCGAAGTCGAACATCCACACGACCTCGACGATAGGGCCGCTGTCTGCAGCGAACACATACGTGGCGTCGTCGTTGTTGTAGAGCTTGCCGGCGCGCGGCGTAACACGGCGCGTCTCGGCTGTGGACGGGCGAATTGAGATAACGTTCGCCGGTAGAACGACCTGACCATCGCTGGCCGGGGTGAAGTAGAAATCGTAGTCACGGTTGAAGTACCAGCCCTTCGACTGGATTTCGCGTGCCTTGGTGCGGAGCGTGTCACGCGCAATGGATGCGTCGGTGAAGCCCAGGTTATCTAGCGAGTTGACGGGACTCTCACCGACTGCCTTCAGCAGTTGATTGACAGCCTCAAGCTCAGTGGTTGCGGAAAGTTGCATGAGTCTCCGGTAGGAACAAAAAAAACCCGCCACGCCTGGTGAGAGACGTGACGGGTTCGGGGGCGTCGCTTAGGTGCCGACGGCGATTTCAGCAGCGCCAGCAGCACGCAGAGGGCCGTGGCCCAAGGCGAACTTGCTCAGCATCAGCGTGCCCTGACGGCGCGGGTCGTAGGTGCTTTCCAGCGCCAAGTCCATCAGCTTCAGCGTACCGACCGCGCTCTTGTGGAACACGGCGCAGACCGACTTGCTGTAGTCCGCCCGACGCGAGGCAACGACGGTGGCGTTCGCCGTGTCGTCCTGGTTCGGGAAGTGGTTGGTCTTCAGCAGTTTGATGCGCGCGATGGAGTTGATGACCGCCTGCGACAGCGAAGAGCCGGCGTCAGGGTTGTAGTCACGGTCCACCAGGTCTTTCACCTGCGTCAGCAAGTACCACATCGCCGGCTTCAGCGTGGCGATTACGTCCTCATCGGGCACGTTCTTCTCGTCGAAGTTCTGACGAATCTGACGGATCGCCGCAGCGACCAGCGTTGCGTCGGTGGCCATCGTCGCCGCCTTGACGATCATGCCACCCGGCTGACCGGGGACCGGGCCGGTCGTCTGACGCGCAGCCAGAATCGCGCAACGGATTTCGTTGAGCTGACGCTGCTTCGCCAGTTCGAGGCCCTGCTGCTTGGTGTACTCGCTGCGGACATCGTAGTGATTCATGGCCTCGTCGATGTTCGGGATGAACACATGCGAGATCAGCATGGGATCGAGGTTCACGATCACTTCGTTGTGCTGCACGTTCAGGCCCGTGATCTCGGTGCCCGGTACGTGGTACTCGGA